TATTATTTGTATATGATTCATTTCCTTGAGTATATGTGTAAGTTGCTTTAGGTCCTTCTTTAGATAATTCATCTATTGATCTAAAATTAAAACCTTCTTTTGTTTGATAAAATAAAAATCCTGCAGTACCATCTTTAGATTTTACTGGTACAGATTTTGATGCTAACCACAGCAAAACCGTAAACGGTTTTCTCATATTACCAATAAATCCATACTTATTTGATGTTTTGTCTATTTTATTAATTTTACTAGTTTGCAATACTTCTGTTAATATCTTTTTAACAGAATCATGTATATTTAATTCTTTTGGATATTTTTTTACTACTCTAGACAATTCATTTCCAACAGATTCTTTTTGAGCCAAATGAAGTGTAAAACTTTCCTTACCAGTTTCTTTTATTACATCACTAACAGATGTAACATGAAAATAATCAGCAGGACTTTTTGAAAAATCTAAATCTATATTTGTTTTACTATTTTTTAAAATTTTTACTACTAATCTTTCCCCACCAGTTAAAGGAAGAATTGGATCTCCACTATTAACTATCTTAACTTTCATTGTAATAATTGGAGAAAATAAATCCTCATAATATTCTAGTCCAATTACTTTTGTTCTTAAATCAAATGATTCTAATTTTAATACATCATATACTGATTTTCTTACTGCTGCAAAATCCATTTAGGTTAAAAAATTATACGTAATTAAGATCTAAAAGCATTTTTTGTTTGATATATCTATTTAACATAGTACCAATCTCATTTTGAGCGGAACCAGTTTCATTTGAACTTATCATCGAAGATGGAGTTCCTTGATTCATGTTATTAACCGCTACATTAGATCTGTCGTCAATAAAAAGTATTTCTTGACCTTTTCTTTCGGAAGTAATAGTATTTGCTATTTCAGTTGTTCTTAAGTTATTGGTAGATGAAATTTGTGGTTGACTAGACGTATCACTCATCAAATATTGTATTTCTTTTATAAGGTTATTTTGTACTTCTAATTCTCCAGAACTAAGTTGTTCTGGTTGTCTTTCTCCAACTAAAGGAGTAATTGGAGTTTTTTGTTGTGGTGTAATGTTTTTTGCTGTTGTTGCTGTTGGGGAGGATTGTATCTGACCTTTATATTCGAAGTGATAAGGATCTCCTGGGATATTTGCATAATACCATCCAAATTTTGGTCCATTTGCTTTCATCCAATTATAATATGGAGTATTGGGTTGAAGATCAATCGCCAATCCCAATCCATGTTTAGAATAACCTGGAGATGCTTTTACTGGACCACTAACTCTCCTTTGATGCTCATAACTCCTATATGCACTATTAATTGGGATATCTTTACCATATTCTTTCTGAGCAGCAAGAAACGCTCTACCAGCATTTGGATTTAACATTGCATTATTGCCATACCAATCTTGATAATCTGCTGGATATGATAATGGTTTGACTTTCATTAAGTCTGCGGAGGTTAAATGTCCATTTTTATTTCCAGATTGAGATTTTGGTGGAGATGGTGCCTTTGGTGTTTGTGGTGTTACTGTTGGTTTTGGTTGTTGGGGTTGTGCAGAAGGTCCTAAAGGAGTATCTTTTGCCTTATACATTATTTCTATTTCTTGTTTAGTATATCTTGAATACTTACTCCATGCTCCTGGTCCTTGAACTTTTAACAATCCAATTGCAAGAAGATCTTGATTATTTTGATCAAATTTATCACTATCTTTTAATCCGGCAGCAGACTGAGCAGTTGGAAGAGATCCTGGTACAATTTGATACCTACCAGCAGCCCACAAGGTTTTTTTAGTATTTTGATAATATTTAATTTCACCAATAGTCATGTCTGTAAGATTTTTTCCAAGCCATTTTTTTGCTCCACCAGGTCTGTCTCCTGCTTTACCGTTGTTCATTGCATTATAATCACCACCACTTTCTGGTTTAGAAATAATGTCAAGTGCTTGTTTATGAATTGGTAATATTCTACCTCCTTGTCCAGGAGTTCCTTTGGAAGTATCTAGAGGTGTATCAAATCCTACATCAGGTTGTTGTTCTGCGGTAGAAGGTATTTCAACTTCACCACTTGGTTGCATCAACGATGCAAATCCACCATATATTTGATCACCCAAAAGTTGCATACTATCCGTTAACTCTTTAAAAGAATCTCTTACTTCTCCAGAGGAATCTGTAAAATCTAAAGACAAAATATTTTGTTTTATGGAACTTAATAATGTTCCAAAATTTTGAAGTATTCTCCACATTGTTTGGGGAATAGAATATATAAGTTCTCCCGCTTTTCTCATTCTTGCAATAAATTCTTTACCCATTGCAATCCAAGTTGGAAGATTCTCAAGAATCCATCCAGCACCCATATATCCAAGAAATGATAATATTCTTCCTAAAGGACCCTTTCCAGTTGAAGATGCTACATTTAAACCAGATTTAATATCTGTAGATACTTTAGATGCTTCAATTTGATCTTCCAGTTGTTTTCTTTTTGTTGCTTCTCTTCTTCTATCTTCTAGTAATCTACTTTTGAAAACTAATTCCGTTCTTACTTTAGTTTTAGTTGCTATTATTAAAGATATTCTATTTACAGATTTTTCTAGTGTCGAAAGAGTAGATCTGGTTGATTGCAATGAACCAGAAATAGTGTTAATACTAGATTCTTTTTTTAAAGTTTCTGCAAGTACTGCCATATTATATCACCACATTATAAATTGAATGTGCTAATAATATTTGAAAATTATCTGGATTATTGGGTTGAATTAACGGAACATCTGCCAAAACTCCAGAACCACCTATTGGACCAGAACTTGAATTTGGAGAATTATTTGATTTTGATCCAGTAGAGGCATAAATTATATTTGGTTTTGGTTCTGGAAGTTCTCCTAATTTAAGATCTGGTTTTGGTGGAGAATTAATACTATTATCTTTAGGTAAAATAAATTTATCAGATGATCCTGTAGCATCAAAAACTTTAGAATAAGAATCTAGGTCTTTTTGATTTCCAAAAACATTCTTAATATCTAAAAATTCAAAAGATTCAGATTTTTTATCTTCTAAAACATTAGGAATACTTTGATCAAAAGAAATATTAAGGAAATTTGAATAATTTGAAGTATTTATTTTTGGTTCTACCATATTTGGTAATAATTTATTTTCCTGAGAAACTTGAGTTGTGGAAGATTCTGATGGAAGAAGTGATTTGATCTCAAAGAAAAGTTGATTTTCAATCGGCGTTAAATTATTATTACCCTCTACTGGTTTTTGTGTAGAAGTCTCATTCATATTGGAAGACTGAAGATTTTCTACTGGTTTTTGTGTAGAAGTCTCATTCATATTGGAAGACTGAAGATTTTCTACTGGTTTTTGTGTAGAAGTCTCATTTATATTGGAAGACTGAAGATTTTCTACTGGTTTTGCAGACTCAATTTTTTCATTAATTTTTTGATTATTATTTGATGGTGTTGAATTAAAAAATTTATCGTATATATTTTTTCCAATATCTTCCCCAGGGCCATATGCAAGGGCACCACTAATGAGACCACTACCAGGAATAGGTAATAATGATCCTAATGCAAATGCAGCACTAGATGATACCATTCCACCAACTGTTCCAGAAACCGCTCTACCAGGATCTTCTCCAGAAGATATATCAAGTCCTGTCATTACAGATCCAGTTAGTAATGGCAATCCCATACCCTTTATAAAATTTCCAGAAGTATTTTTAACACTACTTCCAAAGTTTTTAAGTCCAGATAAAATTCCCCCGCTTGGTTTTGGTGTTGGTGTACCACCTGTTTTTGGAGGTGGTGATCCACCTTGTTTTGTCCCAAGTGGAAGTAAATTTTTTACTGCATTAAATGGTGCAGTAATCGTTTTACCAATTAAAGATCCTAATTGCTTAGTAATTCCAAATACAGTTCTTTTTAAAGCACCGATACCAATTTTAACTGCCAGTAAAACACCACCAGCAATTCCAAGATTTTTTAAAATATTATATTTAATTTCATTTAATCTATCGTTATTCCCATTTCCTTCTTCTTTAATATATTCAATTACTTGATTTGTTAACCAACCACCAAATAACCATGCTAATGATTGGAGAACATTGCCAAAGAGATTTTGCACTTTTGGAGCAACTCTTTGTACAGGAGCAACTATGGCATTATCTATTTTTCTTTCAATATCACTTTCTCTACCAACTCTAACTTGTTCTTCGGATAATCTTCTTTCTCTTTCTTGCTGTGATCTTAATATACTTTCTTCATTTACAGCATCTTGTTGCAATAAAGTAGCAATATTTAATAGACCTGTATTTAATCTATTAATGTCTTGTTGTACTGCAAATATCCCAGTTTGTATTTGAACTAAAGATTCTTGATTTTTCTGAGATACCTCAAGATTTTTAATCTCAGTTTCGCTGGGAGTTATTGGAGATAATAAGTTAGCGCCTCTTATGGATTGTCCAGAAACATTTGTATTTCTGACAATTATTTGCCTCGATTCTTGGGATAGAGGAGAATTGTTAAGAGGCGTAACTTGTTCAGCCATTATTTGCGTTATTCTTTAGGTTTTCTTCTTCAATATATTGATGTAATAATGAAACATAAACTTCTCTCTCCCAGGGCATCATATTTTCCAACTCTGTCAAGCTATATTTATGATGCTGAACTAAAGCAAAATTTATTTTATAATATGACGCAAGATTCTCATGCGCCATTGCTATGCGAAAAAAGACGTTAACCCCTCCAAAACGATTTTATTTTCTACTCCAGTATTTGGATTTTTTACAATGATAGTATGGGATAATTTGGGCATAGTCTCAAAAAATTTCTCAATTTCTTTGAATTGTTTCGAACTTAATTGCTCCAAGAAATTAGTTAATTCTTTTTTAGTACAATCTGACGCAGACCAAGATTCTTCTTCGCTATAAATTTGCTCAATACAAGAGCAAATAACTTGGAATGTATCATCTACGCTGATTTTTTCATTTCTTACGAAATTATTTTTAATAAACTCTTGAATTGAAGGATATTTCATTCTCAATGTAAGATTATCATCTAATTTGATATCCCTAGAATGATCTTCACTAACTTCAACTTTGATATCATCCAAATTAATAGAAACTGGTACTTGTGTTTCCCCATCATCTGGACAAGTAATTAAAACTTCTGCAACTTCTCCTACAGATTTTCCTCTAATATTTAAAAATATGTACTCAATGTCAAATGTCGCTAGATTATCTACTTTAACATTTTTAGTGAGTATACAATTACTAATTACTTCTTTTACAGCTTCAGTAATTTGTTTTGGATCTTCACTCTCCATTGCAATAATTAATACTTTTTCTTCTCTTACAAGAAAAGGTCTATATTTAATTGCTTTTTTTAATGAAGGAATTTCCAACTCATATGTTGGGGTTGAAATAGATGGTAATGGCATAACAATTTTTTATTATTTAATAAATTTATTTATTATCGTACTTTTTGGCTTCCATTTAAAGTGGTGTATAATTCTCCCCTCACTATTGCTTCAGTTGGTGTTAAATTAGCAGGTCTAAAAACAACACCAGAGGTTCCTGCTTGTCCTGGTGATAATGGAACTCTTGGTATTCTCTGTGCTGGATTATTATTTGTTGAGGTTCCATTATAAAAGGATAGACTTGATGATCTACCCGCAATATAACGGTCATATTCAAAAGTAGCGGCAACTTTTAATACATCTGATGCACCATAAGAAATTGGAATACTTGATAGTGCAACGGGAAATAGTCCTCTGAAGTTATATTCAAATTCTACTCTATAATCTCTATCAAACTTTATAATTCTTGTTTGATCTGACTTATATTCTGTAGGATATTGCATCCTAATAAAATAATCATTTGAAATTGGATTTGAAGATGATCCACTTGATATATAATCCATCCAATGTTCTAATAACTTTAAAGTTTTGTAGTCACTATCGACATAAAATTCTAAAGTGATATTAGTATATAATCTAGTATGTGCTACTTTTTCTTTTAGTCCGATGTAAGGTGATACTTCTGTAGTGGCAAATGAAGATGTTGGTAGCGAAGCAGAGAAACATAATAATCCAAAATCTCCACCAGTGAAAAATGGAGTAATACCTTTTCCCAATAAAAATCCAGTTAATTTTGAAGGTAATCCTCCAAATTGAACTTGGTAATGTGAAGTTTGTGCCACATTACCAAATAGATATTTTACGCTAGATATACTTCTTGGTAATGCCAATCTAAATACCTGTAATAGACATTTTTTTGTTATAATTATTTAGATGTCATATAAAGGAAAATATCAACCATCATATCCTCAAAAATACAAAGGAGATCCAACCAACATCATTTATAGATCTCTGTGGGAAAGAAGATTTTGCATTTATTGTGATATGAATGAAAATATTTTAGAGTGGGGATCTGAAGAAATTGCTTTGCCATATAGATCTCCACTTGATGGTAAAATACATAGGTATTTTCCAGATTTTTATATAAAGGTTAGAGAAAATAATGGATCAATACAAAAGTATATTATAGAAATTAAACCAAAAAAACAAACAGTAGAACCAAAAGTTCAAAAAAGAAAAACAAAGGGATATATTTTTGAAGTAACTGAATGGGTAAAAAATCAAGCAAAATGGAAAGTAGCGCAGGAATTCTGTGAAGATAGGCAATGGAAGTTTAAAGTTATTACGGAAGATGAGTTAGGAATCAAGTAATGGCACTCACAGGATACGAAAAAGACAGTCTTGAGGAATATACGCTAAGTGAATTAAAAGAAATTGCAACAACATATTACATATCCCACCAATATAACAAAACTGGTGCTACAAGTATAAATTATAGTCGATTAAATAAAGCACAATTAATCTACATAATTAAATATGACCCAGACTATCAAAAAGCAAATCCAGGTCTAAGAGTAAATAAAAAACAAAATAAAAAAAATTCAAATAGAATAGCATCAATTAAAAGAGATTTAGTTGGCATAGAAAGTCCAGACGAATTGATGAATATGATAATAAATCAATTACAAGATACTGAAAGGACTTATCCATCAGCAGGTAAATATTACACCTACATATATTATGCTAAGACTAGAAATATTGTATATGATAGGTATCCGCTGATACTTGCTTCAGAACCAATGGATTATGGATTTTATGGATTCAATTATCACTGGGGAAAAATAAGACAATATACTTTTCCTGAAGTTGCTAGTCCTTTTTATGAAGTGACAAATGATGAATTTAACACTCTTCGTTCTATTTCATATGCAAAATTTATCACTAACTCATAATAAATAATTAAAAAAATGTCCATACTCAGATTTCCGAATAGAACAATTGGGAAAAATGATGATTACGTATTAATTAAAATTTTATCTTATAAAGCAGGTGGATTATCATCAAGTGGGGGTTTTGGATCTTTAAATACTGGATCTGGTGGATCAGTAAAACAAACTATACTTCTACCAATGCCTCAAGCAGTAGCAGATTCAAATGTAGCAAATTGGTCAGAGCAGCAATTAAATGCTGCTTTAGCAGCAGGATTTAGTGCTGGAAAAGCAGCTATTGAAAGTGGAGATATTATAACAGGAACTGCTGAAGCAGGGATGAAAGTAATTCAGGGTGCAACAAAGGCATTTACGACCGGTACTGGACAACAAGCAACATCGACACTATTTTCCAAGTTAGCGATAGGAGCTCTTACTGGTCAAGATGTTGAATTTGGACAACTGCTTTCGAGAGCAACAGGTTCAGTTGTAAATCCGAATGTTGAATTATTATTTCAAGGTGTAAACATAAGATCTCCATACATGCTAACATTTGATTTAGTTCCAAGAACTCAATCTGAAGGGGAAGAAATTAAAAATATTATTAAATCATTTAAACAAGCAATGGCACCTAAAAAGGGAGCGGGTTTAAACTCTGGAGCATTTTTCGTAAAAGCACCGGATGTGTTTCAAGTAGAATATAGAACAGGATCTGGTCCACATAGATTTCTAAACAAATTTAAAACCTCTGCACTTACAAATATGAGTGTAAACTATACGGGTGCTGGTCCATATTCAACATACAATGATACTACTCCTGTCCATATGATAATGTCACTGCAATTTCAAGAATTAACACCAGTTTGGTATGAAGATTATGATGGAGTAGGAGGAGTTGGATACTAATGACTTACTTTAGAGAACTACCAAACGTACAATATCAATCATTCTTATCAGATAAACAATCTTCACAAGATTACTTATTGGTAAAGAATATTTTTAGAAGGTGTAAAATAAGAGATGATTTAAATAATATCCTAACATTATTTAATAAGTATACAATAAGGGATGGATATAGACCAGAATTAGTTGCTTTAGAAGTTTATGGAAGTGTAGAATATGATTGGGTTGTTATAATAACTTCTGGTATTACAAATATAAGAGATCAGTGGCCTTTATCAAATAAAGACTTACTTGATTACTGTGAAAGATTATATGGGGATAAGTTGTATGATATACACCACTACGAAACAGTGGAAATTAGAGATGATAAAGATAGATTAATCTTACCTGCAGGAAATATAGTTAATCCAGATTTTAAAATTTCTTATTATGATAGTTTTGGAGCACTCTATACAAATAATACTCTTTTAAAAACATATTCAGTAACAGCTACGGAAGAAGCAAATGTTGGAAGTTTTCAAATACCAATAAGAACATTTAAATCTGGAATATCTGTTGGAGATTTTCTTTTTAATGGTGAAGATAAAATTAAAGTAACCTCAATAAATCTCCAAAGTATAAACTTAGAATCTGAAATTTCAGTAAATATTTCTATTGGCGATACTCTTACCTTTGATAGGACTTTTGTAAGTACAATAGAAAATCCAGTGATAGGAATAAGTAATTATGAATATGAAATTAAAAAAAATAATGATAAAAGTTTGATTTATATTTTAAAACCAGAATATTTAAAAGAAATACTAAAAGATATTAGAAGAGAACTATTCTACGATGAGTCATCTCAGTACATTGATTTTCAAACAATTAAAACTGAGAATACAAGAAATACTTTACCATAAGAGTTCCAAACTCTTATCAAAAACCATCACGTATCGGTGCTTGCGGGAGCGATCTTTCCATTCTCCCTCAGCACCTTTTACTTTGCCACGAGAATGTTTAGTTCCATCTGCATAGTAGAAATCTTTCTTTGATTCTGTAAGACCACAATACTTAAAGTTACAAGCGCGATAGATTGTGCCAGAATGAAAATCACTATCAGCGTAAGAGATGATTGCTTTAACTTCAGTATTTTTTCGTAACTGTCTAATCGCTTTTGAAACAAACCAAGAAGTGATATTATACTCACTTTGTTGGGTGTCAGGGTGTATGCAAAGTCGTGAAAGTTCAAAGAGTCCTTCTTGCTCATTTCGTTCTAATCCAAATGCACCTTTTGCGATTTCAGGAACAGGAAGTCCAGTAAAAATACAAACTCCTAGAAGACCACCAACATTCAAAGGACTAAACTCATTCTTCTTAAAAAGTCCGTAATTATATCCAGACTTAAATCCTTTTGAAATGTCTTTTAGATAGTGGTATTCTAGGAGTAATTCTTCTGCCTGTTTTTTAGAAATCCTATCAATATAATAGTCAGATTTCATAAAAAAGGGGAGGGTCGCTCCCCTCATTATAACACCTAATCAGTCTTCTGCCAAGCGGGCAAAGTAGGACAAGGCATCATCGTCCTCATCTTCTTCTGCGGCAGGTGCAGCAGCACGGCGAGTGGGTTGAAGATTGCTGATTTCCTCACGAAGGTCATCAGTCAACTCACGGGTAGAACCACGAGTGTATTCTTCTTCTTCACCTTCTTCTTCATCAAGACGCACATTTGCTTTCGATCCAAGTACAGAATGAAGACGTGCTTTCAGTTCTTCGTAAGTCTTGAATTGGTCGGGAGAAACAAAATCAGCAAGAGAATACTGCTTCTTCCAGATTGCTTCCAGAGCATCATCATCGTCCAGCAGAGCACTCTGAGGAGCAAACTCACTGGAATCATAGTTACGATAACCAGCAACATTCTTTGCCTTCAGTTTGAAGTTAGCACCTTGCCAGAAGTCAAACGGATCGATTGCTTCCTCATCTTCAAACTCAGGTTGCATCGCAGCAGTGAGTTTGTCAAAGATTTTCTTACCATACTTGAAGAGGAAGACCTTACCTTCATTCTCAGGATTGGCAGGATCTTTTACCACATAGATGTTGGAAACATAAGTCAGTTTGCGCTTCTGCTTACGCGCAACCTCTTTACCAGCATCAGTGCCATTATTCCAGAGACCAGAATTGTGCTCACAAATTGGACACTTTTGATTCATAGTCGTCAGGCAGGTGTCAATCAACCAACCACCAGGGCCTTGGAATGCGTGACTATAAACCTTCACAAAAGGAATGTCTTCGCCATCAGGAGCAGGCAGGAAACGGATTACGGCATAACCATTGCCGCTCTTATCACAGTCCAGTTTCCACACACGGTCGTCAGAAGAACCTGACCCACCAGTATTCATTTTTTCTACTTCTTTCACCAGTTTTGCGGTGAGAGAACCAAGTTTAGATTGCTTTTTAAGGTCGGAAAAACCCATTTGGATACCTCAGATAAATTGGATTCGTTGGATTACTCGGATAGTATAACAGGGATTCCCTCAACTGTCAATGTATTGTTTGAGAGATTGGATAGTCTTGGTCATACTATTAAATAAGATTTGCATATCAGTCTCTGGTGGGAAACCCATCAGTGCGACTGACTTGCGTAGGTTCTCTTTCATCTCAACCGCTTTAGGGTCGTCTGAAAGGGACAACCTAGTATACATCACTCTTTGCTTTTCCAGCAAGGATTCAAGTTTTTCAATATGCTCCAGTTTTGTTTCGCGGTCCATCATACCGAAAGTCAGAATGCTTCCGTAAATGCTTTCTTGTAACTGATTGATTTCTTTCAGTTCGTCTTGAATAATATCAGAGTCAAAAAAGTTACTCATTTAAAATGTCCCGTAAAATTTTTTTATACTGGAATATATCCATATTTATGAATGGGGTATATTTTTTAATTTTCAAACTTACGGTTTCCCACACAGGGTCGTCAAGTTTCTTATCAAAAGTTTTTGAGAAACCAAATATTTTGTCGTAGATGACTAAGGTTTCTAACGACAATTGCCCGCTTAGAAACTTTTTGAGAATAATTGGGTGCCCTTTGGAACAGTTGAAAACATCCTCTAATTTGTTCTCCGAGAGCAATTCGTTGCTTTGCTCTTTGAATAAGTAAGTCAAACTCTGCTGTCTCCGCATCCACTCTGCGTATGTTCTTTCGCCAGAATTGATAATTTCTCCAATCCATAAGTTTTGTGGGTTGTCTGCGGATACAAAATTTGATACAAGAAAATTTAAGACTTCTTTATTGTCATACTTGCGTGAGGTCTTTTCGAACCAGTATTTGTCCTTCCTTTTGTTGAAAGAAGTTAAACTGGCACGGGTCTTCGCACCGTATTTAAAAAAGTCGTATTTTGGGTTTGTGAAATGATTTTTGAGTGACAAATAATGTTGATAGGTTTCAAATGGACTCACTTTCAGCATCGACTAATTCAAGGTCTTCAATACAATCAACTGTAACTTTGTGTTCAGAAATACGATACCAATGTTTATCAACACCGAAAGTATCTGAATAAAACCCCAAATACTCAATATCGTCACACTTATGTTCACGCAACCATGCTTGAAGGCGATGGTGCATTAATTCATCACGAGTAATCATAGAGGTAATTTAGCGCGGGAAGTTTTTTTCATAAAGTTAAGACGAATGGCATCCCATTTCAGTCTTTCTTTGAGTGGTTTTGAAATAAGTTTCGTCACTGAGTCTACTTCAAGATTATTAATTTCACAATAGTGGCAAATAGCATCAATGTAATTCATATTCTCCATTGCAACGATATTCTCTATTTCTAGAGAAAATTTAGAAGGCGTAAGAAACTTATTTTCTATTACTTGATCTAATTCCTTATTTGGTTCCATATGATTCCAATTTATCTCTAACAAACTCTCTAATGTATTCGGTGAGAAGTTTGATGTATTTTGTTTTGTCTCTTTCTTCATAGACGACGCATTCTCCATTTTCGCAAGCCATAATGATTACAAGTTTTTTAACTGGTATTCCAGTTAATTCGTAAAGCATACATCCATATGCCATACATTGAACAAAATAATGTTCAATCCATCCCCGTGGTTTTGGTTTTTTAGAAGTCTTAAAATCTATGATCGATAATTCCCCATCAAACTCCGCTATACAGTCAACAGTGCCGGCAATACCTAATTGTTTACTGTAAAGTGACCCTTCAAGAGCATGAATATTATTTATACGGTTAAGAGTTGGTTTAGAAATCTTAAATAAAAAATCAGAAATAGGTTGAACTTGTGGAAGTTCTTCATTTTTTAAATGATGTTCAACAAGTGTGTGCATATCAGTACCGCGACTTGTTGCTTGCCTAGTAATTTTATCTGCTTCTTCTTCACCAACTTTTTTTCTCCAGTTAACAAAGATTTCTTTATTAAAATGACTGGTCACCGAAGTGATGGAGACCAGTCGGAGGAGTTCTTCTTCTGTGGGAACTTTATAGTACCTCACACCATCAATTGTTTCACGCTCCAACTGAGGGAGTTCAATATCAATATGATTAAACATTAAAAACCTGCATCCATTTTAGCAATAATGTATTCCTTGACAAGTCCAGAACGAACAATGTCATCTACACCAAATTCAATTATATCAAATGAAGGCATTTTACGCAAGACTGACATAAAATCTACAATACCATTCCTTTCATTTGTCTTTTGTAAATCAGACTGAGTAGCATCACCACAAAACATAATCTTAGTATTTTCACCAACACGGGTGATGATAGAATCCAATTCGTGGAAGTTTAGATTCTGAAACTCGTCAACAATAATAATAGCATTATCAAGAGTTGTGCCACGAAGGAATGAAGTAGACCAAAACTTGATTGTTTCTTGTGACTTTAGATTTCCATAGAGCATTTCAAAGTCAGCATCAGAAGGCATCTGAAACATATACTTCACCATATTCTTATAAGGAATTTGGTAAATGTCTGCCTTATCATCGTGACTTCCAGGCAAGAATCCAATTTCACGAGTAGCAACTAGTGAGCGGACAATATAAACCCTTTCATATGGACTTCTTTCATCTAGTACATCTTGAATAGCATTGTAAAGTGTAATAAATGTTTTACCAGTTCCAGCACATCCATATGCAACTAGATGTTTTTGTTCTTTATAGGATTCAAATAATTTTTTTTGGTTGTCTGTAAGAGGTTCAATATCTACAAGATATTCAGAACTTAATGGTTTTTTACGCTTCATTTGACGAGTTGTAAGACCAACCCCAATTGGTTGCTCTGCTCTTTTTCTTCTTGCCATAATTGTTTAGATTTTTTTTACGTTTGATCCTGGTACTTGGGAAGCACGACCCAAAACGTCGTTCCATCCAGGATTTTTTGAAATCAGTTTATTGTGCCAATCTCCAACTTCTCCTGGTTGAGGGCAAGTTGATGGATCGGACCAATCACGAATCCAATCAGGATTATCAGTTTTCCACTGGTCCCAGTCGTGGATACTCATTTCCACTTCTTTCTGTTCACCAGTTTTGGTATTGACTATCGGATATACAGGCATAAAGTTACGAAATCAAGATAAAATATTTAGACCCATTCCAGTGCTTCTGCCACAGTCGGGAACTGTTCGGCAAACACTTTCTTACATTCCAGAGCAATATCCATATGCTCTTTTTGAGTTCCATTTTTTTCTCTAAGTTGAATGTAGTGAATCCAGGATCGGCAAGATCCCGACATATAAATGCGTGTGGGGGTCGCCAGAGGCAGTACAAAGCGAGCACACTCCTTTGCCACTCCGTGAGAAAGAAGTTCCTTGTAGAGGCGCATAGAGTGTGCAAAATGCTCCTGAATTTTATTTTGTAGAGTCAGTTTTTCATAATCTCCAATATCATCAATAGAGTTCTGGCGGTTCTTGTTATCCTGCCTACGAAGATCTGGAACAGGAATATAATCTGCTAGAAGAGATGAATCTGCATAACGCTGCGAAAATTCTTGATATGTAAACGAACGGTGACGCAGAATCTGAGCGGCGATACCACGATTCGTTTCAATTTCCAATGTCATAAATGCCTGCTCAAAGACAGACCAATGATTGTGCTTAATACAATAACGTAATAATCCCGCATAGTTTTCGTTGTCCTGATTACTGGGATTTGACACTCTTGCAACATATGCCATTGTTTGCTCAGCATCAGGAGTTACACTAATTAGTTTTACACTCATTTCTTTCCAAATCCTTTTGATGTTTGTGCTTCTAATTCTTTAATTTGTTCTTTTACCGAACGAAGTTGTGCTTTCATTTCTTGAATTTTGTCATCAGTATAAAGATGATCTTGTTTGATTAACCTTTCAAGAAGTTTTACAAGTTTCTTTGCTCTTGATGTATCAGTCATCTAAATCAGAATCCTCAAATATTTCGTCGTAATCTAAAATTGGTCTTTTTCTCACATCTGGTTCTGTATATGAGTAAGCAGAAACATCAGAATACACTTCTGCTTTCAGAGAATCAACCAACAGTTCAAGATTACGGACGATAAGTTTTAGTTTGTCTTTGTCCATAAGATACTATTCTCTCTCAGAATTTTAGCATAAAAAAAGAGGAGTAGTCAACCCCTCCTGTTATAAATTGGTTCAATAGATAAAATATCTTCAAACCATTCTCGTAAATGTATTCGGTAGCAAGACCAATACTTACATCCTCTATAAGTTAGTAAGTAGCAAGCAGGTGGTCTGCTTTCCTTATCCATGTCATCATGATGATAGACATAGTGTTGCATTTACTTACTCAATAAGATAACTTCAATATATATCAGATAAATGAATGCTGTTGATGCACCTGCAATAGCTGCGATCATAGCAATCACTTTCCTGCTCCTGCGTTTGCAAGGAGTGCTTGATGACGACGTTGCTCTTTTTGCTTTTGCTCTTTGATGAGTTGAAGCACATTGAGTTTTTGCATCACTTGTGTCCCTCCTTTACAAACTTAACACTACGATAGGTTTCGTTGTATTGTTGGGGTTGCTGCATCATTTGCTGTTGATACTCAAGACGCTTTTGAGTATCATACTCTACACCACGGTATACTACTTTAGACATTAGGATTTCCTCCAAAGAAATGAGATTTTTAGGTCCCGTTCCTTCGGGCGGGTTGCGTTCGCTATTTGCGAATAGCGAATGAACGTACCGTTCCGCCGTCCTACTTGCGTCGGATTTCTCCGATGAACGTAAGGTCATTATA